CTTGTACTGCAACAGTTTGTCCGTCTTTGACAGCAAGTATATCCCAGCAACCAAATAAATCACGCCTATTGCCAAACCCACGACCAAATGCAGGTATCCATACCTCAACGACCTGAACTGTTTCATAACCTTCACTCTTTAGTTTTTTTAGGCTGAGTTGTGTCGGACTTGTCTTTGCCATTTTTTCTCCCAAAAATTCTATCCCAGTTTTCTTCTATCTTTTTTGTATCTTCTTTTCTTCTTCCTGAACCTTTACCCATATTAGTTCCTTTTTAAAAGTTGATAATGTTCAATAGTTTTCATATCTGTAAATGGTATTTGAGTTACTAAATCTTTTCTTCCAACTCTTGTATGTAATAAATATCTACCTTTACCTTTTTTACAATTATTTTCTTTAACTTTTTTTCTTGTTAAATCTAATAGCTGTATTCTATTTACAATAAACCAAGATTTTTCTCTTTCAAAAACTATATAATCAGCAATGCCTTTAATCCATCCATCATTACCTCTTACATTCTTTGCTTCAATCCAAACATCTTCCATAATTTTATCTGGAGTTGAATACTTTAATCTTTCTGTACTTTTAACATCAAATTTATAATGTTTGTCAGATATTTGAAAACAAACCCCCTCAACATCCCAATGCTCAAACATATCTTGTTCTTTTGTTGGATATTTAACATATGTCAAATAAGATTCTGTAAATCTGTATTCAGCTTTTTTACCATAATTAAAACAATGATTAAAATTTTGAATCACTTAATTTCTTTCTTAATTAAACCTTCTGGTAAATTTATATAATCCTCATGCAAGCAACTTGTGTATTCTGCATTAGGATAATGCTTTTCTGCGTATTCACTACTTGCAGCACAGCTTGTAAAGTGTCCTACATATTCTGGTTTGTTCATAGTCATGTAAACAACTAAGACATATTCAAACATCATACCTTCAACCTCCCAGTCTCTATTAAATACTGCATCGTATTTATATAAGCCTGATCCCACATATATCTTCTATCTTCTTTAGATAAATCTTTGCCATTGTCTAATTCATAATGACATTTGTGACACAATGCTGCAACTAACGCATCGCTGTTTTTCAGGCCCATGCCTTTACCTTGATTTCTATGAGCAGCACAAACAGTTCCATCTGATGTTCCACAATTCATACAAGGCAATCCTCTTAATAATACTAAAAGTTTTTTAGAGCGATACATCTTTCATGTCTGGTAATTTACAACCATACTCATAAGCAAAGAACTTAACCTGTCTGATGTATTCATTAAACTCTTCAGTATTTAATGTAGAGGTTCTTGTAATAACAATCACCGTCTCATTCTTAATTTCTTTTTCTTCTCGTAAATAACGATAAGTCAATAGCTCGTGAATTTCTTCTGGCTCATAGCCTAAATAATCTCCAAGTATTCTATATAAATGCCAGAGATATTTATTTTGATCTACCGATCTATTGTGCTTACCTTCTTTAATTTCTACTTTCCACATTTTAGTAAAATCCAATTCTTTTAACTTTTGGATTAGGCTACCTAGATTGTGTTTTGTTAGACTGAATCTCATAGTCAACCCATCCTTTCGATTTGAATACTATACCATCTTTTGATGTAGCTTTGTAAACTGCATCTGGAAATTCTTTTCTGACTAATTTAATAAACTCGTTTACTGTCATCTTTAACTCTCCTTGCTTGTTTGTTGTATTTTGGTTTAAATTTATTTATATAATCCATTTCTAATTTGTCAATATTATCCAAGACAACTAAAAGAAAAATTCTGTTAAATTTTTTATCTACTAAATGCTCAGGTATTCTTCTTGATATTCTAGAACTTTGACCAACATACACAATTTCATCATCATTAACTAAAAAGTATATGCCTTGAGGATAAAATAATATTTCTTTAACTCCATCAATATCTGACATACACTTAGGTATATCATTTCTTTCTACTGTTGATATATCCTCATATTTTGTTAATTTTTTTCTTTCAGATATTACTCTTCTATTCCCTGATTTTTTTAACTCATAATGATAATATTTTAACAATGTGTCATTAGATATACCAATTTGGTTAGAAATATCTTCGTTAGATACATTTCCTATTGCTAATCTATAAACCAACCTTCTTAAATCTTTTGTTGGTATATGAGCTGGTCTACCTACTGCTTTCATGGTCTCTCCTTGTAAGTTAATGACTTCTCATGAAACCATAATGGAAGCCTGCCTTCCCATGTATGATTTCTTTGTTTTTGTACATAAAGCCAAGCGTTAGGCATTGTCTTTGCATCCTCATCACCATCTAATGCTCGTTCATTTACAGACCTGTCTCTGAAACATAATAAAATATTGTCGCTTAAATTTCTAATATGACTAGAACCCATAATGTTTGTAGCATCTGGGGTTGAATATTCATCTGACATTTTTCTAGTATGGCAAACTAGAAATACATGAATATCAAGATCACGACAGTATGTTGCTAGCCTATCAATAAATATTTTTTGTTGCTCATATCCGTCTTCTGGAACATCAGAAATTTTCATTAAACTGTCCAAAATTATAATGTCTACATCAAGTATCATTTTTGCATATTGCAATACTGCGAATATGTCATTTGCACTTGTCACACCTTGCTGGTCGTATACAAATAGTTTATCAACATACTCATTACAAAAATCTTCTATGTACTGTTCAGTTGGATGTGGATCGCCTAATTTCTGAGTTATCATTCTTGATAAAGTTAATACTGGCTTCATTTCTAAACTGGCGATTAATACTTTAGTCATTTTTGTTAAATATAAACTAATCTGACTTAACATCATACTTTTCCCATGACCTGATACGCCAGTAAAAATTGTTAGCTCACCTTTTCTTATTGCAAAGTTACTATCTAATTTTGCAAATGGCATAGGGTATCCAGAAGATCTTTCTGACGAATAATATTTTTTAAGTTGCTCTAAATATCCATCCGTAGATTTAACTTTGTAATCAGTATGAATGTACTCACCAGAAACTTCATCTACCATTTGTTTTGTTACAGTAATACGACTCATAATTTCACCAACATTCATAAAGTTACTCCCTTAAATTTTTTATCTATCACAACTCCGTCTTCCCACCGTCTTTGGTTAATCATAACTTCTGGTGATGGATTGAATCCTTCTTTCCATTCTTTAGTTGTGTTCATTTGCTTAACCCATGTGATAATGCTATCAGCCTCTGAATCAAGATTATGAATTTTCCATTTTTCTAAACAACCTTTTCTGTTGACTTTGCGTTTAGGTAATAATGTATTCCAAAACTCATCAAAACGAACATATGTCTTCTCTTCTCTACTCTTCTCTAGGGCAACATCTTGTTCACAAGTTGTTATCAAGTTGTTATCATCTTGTAACCAATGTGATAACAAGTTAATTTGCTTTTGTATGAAATCCTCTGTCTTCCTTAATCTAAAGGCTATCTTGTGGACTTCAGGTAGTTGACCATTGTTTTCAGATGATAATAAAAGTATCTCAATTAATGTTGCTTTACTATCTGAAGACAAATTGTGCCACTCATAATCTTCTAATATCTGCCGATATAATTTTATCCAAATCACATTCCTATCCTTCATTGTTGGTTGGAATTTATCCCAGTTTCTTACTTTCAAAATAATGCCTCCTTAAATTGGCTAATGTCAAATTTGATCTTACTTACTTTATAGTCTGGTTTGTTATAGATAAAGTCTCTTGCTGCTTGATAGCTATAAAATCTACGCAAAGAGAACCCATCTCTATCTACAACTTCGTGACTAAACCTGCTTAGATTGTAAATAGTACTCAAGCTGCATTGCCCTGTGTTTTGGTAATTCACCATTGCTGGCCCAGTTATAAATGGTCTGACGGCTAACATCTAATGCTCTTGCCATAGCACTTATGTTACCGTTAAACTTAATGATTGCTTCTTGGTAATTCATGTTGTCTCCAAAATAATTAATAAAAATATTTACCTTTCTGGATTTTATATATTTATTAAAATGATGTCAACTAAATAAATATATAAAAAAAGTATACAAATTTATTTTAGTTATGCTAATATTCTATATGTAGTATTTATTTTTAACAAAGGAGAAATAATTATGACACAAGTAACATTTAACAGAGAAATAACAGTAGAAGACAAATATCGTGAGTTTGATTTAGGTCTTTTAATTTCAGCTAATATTGTCGAAGAAAAATCTATTGGATACCCAACAGAGATTATTGTTAATATTGAATCAATAGAAGTAGATGATGCTAGAGATATTACACCATACGAAAACGGTGACGATATATTATCTAGATTAGATTCTGATACAATCGAATATTTAAAAGATGAAGCTGTAAAGGAGATGATCTAATGAGTGCTAAAGAACAATTTGAACAATTACAATGGGCTATTCAATCATCAACCAATGATCTTCGTGATCTAATTGATAGAATGGATGCTAGAGATGCAGCGTGGGCTCAAAAACAATTAGAAGAACAGGAGCAAAATAATGAGCAAGTTTGAAGAATTAAGAAAAATTGATGTACATAAACTAGGCCTAGTCGAGAAGAAAGGAAAGCTCGACTATATTTCTTGGGCTGGGGCTTGGGATCTTTTGGCTAAGGCCGACCCAGAATCTACTTATACTTATGATGAGGCCAGAATATTAAATAATGAAACTGTTATGGTTTCTACAACCGTTCACGCACTAGGCAAAACTCAATCTATGATTATGCCTGTAATTAATTACAACAATAAAGCTATTGTTAATCCAGATGCAATGGCAATCAACACATCATATCAAAGATGTTTGGCAAAAAATATTGCAGTTATTAGTGGTATTGGGTTATCTTTATATCTTGGTGAAACTGGTGTCAATGAAGAGGTAAAAGAAAAACCAGTTAAGTTATCAGAAGAAGCTGTAAAGCATCACATTACAGAAATGAAAAAGTTAGACGATACAAAGAAAAAAGAATACTGGATGAAGTTAGTTCCAACTGCTAGAGATCAAATAAGAGAGTATACAGATGAGTTTGCATCTAAGTAATAAGAAACTTCGTAACTCAATCGTGACTGCTAGCCAAGCATGGTCGGCAGTCTACGAAAGACAAAAGTTATGGAGGGAAAAGACTGGTCGTGCAGAACCTTTTGAAGGTAATGAGATGACCGAATGGGGAAACGATCATGAGCATATAGCTCTTGCAGCGTTTGAAGATGAGATGAATGGCATTTGTCGTGCAGGTAATAAGTTGATTGTACATCCTGATAGACCATTAGGTGCATCACCAGATGGTTATCTAGGCCTTATACCTGTAGAGATTAAATGTCCGTTTACTCAAAAAATATATCCAGAAATTCCAGAACGCTATTATTTTCAAATGCAAGTACAGATGTTTTGCGTTGGAGTAGAAGCGTGCTGGTTTTACATATGGACACCAAATGAAACATCGAAAGAAATGGTGTTCTATGATGAGTCCTTTATGGACTGGTTCATACCGAAGGCGGAAGAGTTTGTCCAGTTTGTAAAAGATGATGTTGAACCTCCTAGATATTCTAGGAAACCTATATATAAAAAGGAGAAATAAATGCAAGTTATAAATCAAGTCTTAAAGACCAATGATTATGCTATGTTTAAACACATGAACGGAAACAGGCAATTAAATAAATTACATCTGCGTAGATTAAAAGAATCTATGTCAGAAAAATATATTACTGTTCCAATCATAGTCAATAGTAAGTATGAAATTATTGATGGACAACATAGGTTTGAAGCAGCAAAAATGTTAAACAAGGAAATAGTATATATGCAAGTAAAAGACTTAAATCTTGATGATGTGCATCGTTTAAATACTAATGCTAAATGTTGGACATCTGAAGAATATATGCAAGGATATTGTCAATTAGGGTTAAAAGACTATATTATGTATCGTGATTTTAAGAGAAGATATGGTTTCGGCCATAACGAAACTAATGCTTTGCTAACAAATAAAAAAAGAATGTCTGGAACAAAATGTATAAAGTTTTGCGATGGAACATTTAAAATAAATAATTATGATTTAGCGGTAAGAAATGCAGAAAAAATTTGCATGATAAAAGAATATTATGATGGTTATCAGCGTAGATCTTTTGTATATGCAATGTTGGAATTATTTGAAAATCCAGAGTATAACCACGCTGAGTTTTTAAGTAAGCTGTCTTTCCAGTCAGTTAAACTACAGGATTGTACAGATTTAAAAGGTTATCTTGTTCTTATTGAAGAAATTTATAATTTCAAAAGACCACGAGGTAAGCAGGTTCGTTTTTATTAAGGAGAAATGTATGGCTAGAGTAGGACTAAGTGTAAGAATAGATGTAACTAAGATTGATAAAGAAAGATTGTATAAAGGTAAGAAAGGTACATATCTAGATTTGGTAACATTTGTTGATCTAGATAATAGAGACCAATATGACAATAATGGATTTATCAGTCAATCAACAACAAAAGAAGAGCGTGAGTCTGGAGTGCAAACAGCAATACTTGGTAATGTTAGAGTTATTGGTAATGCTTCTACAGAAACACAATCATCTGATTCATTAAATGAGTTAGAAGAAGATGTGCCCTTCTAAGGTTGTTAGGTATGTCCCTAATAAAAATTTAAAATATCTTCCAGAAGGTAAATCTATGTTTTTAACTAAATTTACTAAAAGAAAAGGAATGGTAAAGGTAGAGATAGATTTAGATTGGGTTAGAGGCCATACAAATTTGTATAAAAAATTAATGGGGAGACTATGAGCCTCCCTATTAATTACTTGTTACAAACATACATTGTAACTTCAAAGCCGAAACGCATTTCTGTTGCTGATGGTTTTGTCCACATAATTATGTCTCCTTTCGTTGAGATTTGTAATACTTGTATTACTGTTATCATTATACGCTTGAGGGATCAATAAGAGGAAAATGGAGGATTAGTTTATGCTAATGAAATTTATTAAAATATTTATATCATTTTTAGCTATATTTCTTGCTTTAGGAATATATCTACATTATGATTTAATAAAAGAGCAACCTAGACCAGAATATATTTGTCATAAAGGTAGTTTAATTAAAGCAATGGAAATAAGTAAAATCTATTTAAAAGTTAAAGATACTCAATGTGAAATATTTGAGGATTTAATTATTATTGATAAGGAGGTAAAAAAATGAGTGACCCAATTAATCCAGATCATTATAAGGTCGGTGGTATAGAAACATTTGATATTATAAAAGCCAAGATGACTGAAGAAGAAGTTATCGGATACTGTAAGGGTAACAATAGAAAGTATCTTGATAGACGAGGCCATAAACAATCTAAAGACTTAACTGAATTAGAAAAGTTAAAGAATAGGATTGAAGAGTGTAAAAAGCAAAGATGGTACTTAGATAGAGAAGAAGAGATATATGCTGATAAATTATCAAGGCTCATGTCTCCACTTGTAGCACCTGATGAGTGGATAGAAGACCCACTGCATGACGAAGATTAAACTTGGAGGGCAGGTGTGCCACAAATGTAAACAACCTGCAAACACTTATGACAAGAAACAATGGTGGTGCGGTAGAGACTTGTCAGCACATGGGATATGTAAGAATGATAACAAGAAGAATAGCGATAGAGGGTGAATGGTTCACTGTTCAAATACATAAACACGAAGATGGAAAAATAAGATTAGAATTGGTACATGATATAAAAAATAAATTTTATAAAATGTATCCAGATAATTTAGTAAACTTTGAGGAGAATTAAAATGGGCAAAATAGAAAAATTAACATTAGCATTATGTTTTTTAGTATTAGTATCTTTTGAGGTTATTGCAGATGGCACAACAACAATTATGTCGCCAGATGGATCAGTAACGATTTGTACAGTTGGTAGTAATGGTGTGGTTATTTGTGTTTAGTTTTCCAAATCAAATTTAACCAGTATTTAAGTTTTTCAACTCTATCTTGATCTTTGAGTTTATTTAGCCAGTCTTGGCGTTGCATAAGAGGCTTCTTGGAGAGATTGAGTGCCTCGCAATACCTTTGGTACTCTTTACTATAATTATCCGTTTCTAGGCCGTCTGGAAGTGTTATATTGCGTTTAGTCATCCAAATCTGGAATGTCAGCGTATATAGAGTCTATAACAAT